AGACAGAGAAGGGTGCGTTTCGTAACCACCCATGTACAATCTGGGCACAGACTAACTTCTATTGGTTAATAGAACATGGTCTTGCACTATGTGCAGAGTATACTCATAGGTATAACAAAGTCCATAGTTGTCAGTATACTATTGAGTGTGCTGATATTTTATTTCCAGACTGTCCACCACCCACATCCTTTACCCGTGCTATGCCTGATGAGTTTAAACATGACACAAGCATTGACACTTTTACTGCTTACAAGAATTACATTAGCAGCAAACCTTGGGTTGCATCTAATTATTTACGTGACCCATCCCGCAAACCAAATTGGTTATTATGATTAAAATACTAGCAGCATGTCCACCAGTGTACACTTTACCTGGTACTTGGAATGATCCAGAAAAGATAGCAAGATGTACTGATACACTAGTACCTCACTTTACATTCAATCCCAACTATACTTTTGGTATATCAATTGCAGTAATTACTATTTTACTGTCAGCATACGGAGTCTATAGAGGATTTTTTGCTAACAAAGATTTAGCAGATCCATGGGATGACCATGATGACTAAACTGGAACGACAATGTACCAACTAAAAGACTACCTATACTCAATCAACCAATCCAAGAAGAATATATTAGTTGATGATATTAATGCGGAGAAAAAATATCCTGCATTTGTAATCAATAGATGTCTGAGTTCCTTTACTGACACTGTATTGTTTGCTAACGAGATGAATAAAAATCCTCATCTACCTAGCAAGTTACAGTATGACTTTTTACTAAATAGTGTGAAACCAAGGAAAAGATTTTCTCCTTGGACTAGAAAAGATTCTATTGATTATCTTGATATAGTTAAAGAGTATTATGGTTATAATGACGATAAATCTCTACAGGCACTCAGAATTCTCACCAAGGATCAACTAGATTATATTAAAAAATCTTTGAACAAAGGTGGAAAACATGAACGGTGAAACTGATATAACATGGAAACAAACTGATATGGTGGAGGTGACTCTGGGTGAACCAGATGATTTCTTAAAGGTACGAGAAACACTGACACGTATAGGAGTAGCATCTCGCAAAGAAAGAAAAATTTATCAATCCTGTCATATTCTACACAAACAGGGTAAGTATTTTATAGTACACTTTAAAGAATTGTTTGCACTAGATGGAAAGAATACAAATCTTTCTATAAATGATCTACAGAGAAGGAATAGAATAGTTCAGTTATTATTAGACTGGGGATTAGTATCAATAGTAGAAGAGAGTAAAGAGAAGATAGCAGATCTTGCACCTTTGAATCAAATCAAAGTGTTAAGTTTTAAAGAAAAGAACGACTGGACGTTAGAATCCAAGTATAATATAGGGAGAAAAAAACCAGAATCTGATCAATGAAGTATCACCTTTATGACGAACAAGAGAGACATCAAGGCAAGTTCAATTCTATTGAAGAATTGAGAAACTATTTGTGTGACAGAAAGTATGATATTAATTGTGATAAAGATATAGGTTGTACATTTGATTACATAAAACACATTAAATGGTTCTTTGAAATAGAAGAGTAGTTGACAACTTTTAGTTGACTTGCTATACTAAAGTAGTAAGTCGCTAAAACATCATGTTTAATGAAATGTTTGCCGATGGTTCATTACAGAATTACATTGAGCAGAATCTAGAGGACCCTTGGAAGTCAACACCTTTTGAAGGTTACGTTTATATGTCACCTAAACAGAAAGGAGAGTTTGGTGAGAGGTTCACAACTAAGTATCTTGAGAACTTAGGACATAAAGTAAAGAGAGCAAAGACATCAACAGCAGGACATGATAGAGTCGTTGATGATGTTCTAACAGAAATTAAATTTTCTCTTGCAACCAGAAACAGATCTAAGGGTGGTGTAATAGATGATAAGTTTATTATCAACCATGTTTCATCTGGTAAAGATTGGGAGAGATTAGTATTTGTTGGAGTCAATCAAGATGAAGAAGATCTACGAATAGTATGGTTTTCTAAAGAAGACTTTAATGAAAATTTATCATCTGGTAATTCTTTATTCAATGTTCAACAAGGTGGTAAAGGTGTAGGTAATGATGACTACATTTGCACAAAGGTAGAGTCATTACTAAAATGTGATTGGGTTAACACTATAGGTTCTTGGTAACTCTATAAATATTTTAGTACAGGTAGCATAAACCGTACTCACAATCTAAGAAATCCATTATAAAATAGTAGTGTGATGCCGAAAGGGTCACATTAATATACGTCGCTTTACGGAGGACACAATGGTAAATTACACATGGGAGAACTTTGCTCCTTTCACACTCGGACTAGATGAAACACTCAGCAGACTTGAGACTTTTGCAGGATCAGGAACAAACTATCCTCCTTACAACATCTATCATGGACCTGATTCTAGAACCATATTGGAGGTGGCTCTTGCAGGATTTTCAAAGGAAGACATTTCTGTAACAACAGAACGTAACTGTCTAACTGTTGCTGCTAAGAAAGCAAATGATGATATAACTTATTCACATAAAGGTATATCTAACAAATCATTCTCACGCAACTGGCAACTAGGAGATGATGTAGAAATTGAAAAAGTAGATTTTATTAATGGATTACTTACTGTGATACTGGTAAAAGAGTTACCAGAAAAACAAAAGAAGAAAGTATGGATGTGAAAAAACATCTTAAATTTTTGAAAGAAGTTAAATCTCATTTGAAACGACATAGAAAATTACCTAGTCAACCATTCAAGGGAAACAAGAATCAAAAATTTAAAAAGGGAGTCACTTGACTCCCTTCTTTTTTATGTTATAATAGAATTAACCTAGCACAATTATGGCAATATCTGTAGTCACACTTAAAACTGGTGATCGTGTCATCGCTGAACTCAAAGAGATCTTTGAAGGAGAAGATGATAAAAAGAGAGGTGTTTGTCTTCTTATGGAAGATCCATATATTTTAAGTATGGATGGAGCAACACCACAGTATTTGACAGAGCAGCAAGGTATGGAATACCAAGTTAGATTTTCTAAATGGAATCCATATTCATCTGACTGGCAATATAAAATTCCATACGATATGGTAATGACCATTAGTAATCCAGAACCTGGTTTACAAGATGCGTACGAACGCAAAATACAAGAAAAAAAAGAATCTGAATCTATTCAACCAGAAGTATTATGACCCAAACACCTGAGCAAGCACCATTAAAAACAAATCACAATATCAGAATTGTGACTCTCACAACAGCAGAGCGTGTTCTCTGTATGTTTGGTGATATAAAAGATGAGAGTGAAGAAAAAAAAGTAGTTGGATATAGAATGGTGTATCCATACCTATTAACAATTGGAGAAGCAAATGAAGATGGAAGTGTACCTATAAATTATGGTAGATGGTGTCCTTTCTCTCCAATAGAAGATCATAGAATCAGTGGAGAACATATTATCAGTGTTGTATATCCTGATAATAATATTGTTGATAACTATTCTGTTAGATTGAAAGAGATCGGATTAACTGAAGACCAAATTTTCTGGAAGGAGGAGACTAATGGAGATAACAGCGAATCTGCTGAGACTAAGTAATGACTGGATTGTCTCTCAAGTTGAAGAACTAGAGAGTGAATCATTATTACCAGGTGATCCTGATTGTATGCTAAAACAACCATTTGTGATAGAATCAGATGGGAGTCTAAAACCATGGCCTCCATATTGTGATGATAGAGAGATCGCAGTTAGATCATCTGACATTACCACACTTGTGAATCCGAGTAAGTCTTTACTTGCTCAATATATTAAAAGCATGGAATGAAATTTTACACTAATGTTGAACAAGCGGGTAATCGTCTCCTAGTTAGGGGATACAATAATGGCGAGAGATACAGCGAGAGGGTTCCATTTAACCCTACGCTGTTTTTGCCTTCTAAGCAATACTCAAAATGGAAAACATTAGAAGGGCAACCTGTACAACCACATAGATTTGGTTCTATAACTGAAGCAAGAGAATTTGTAAAAGGATATAGAGAGGTCCCTGACTTTGATATACATGGGAACACTAGATTTCTATATCAATATATCGCAGAACAACATCCAGAAGATCAAATTAAATTTGATAGCAGTAAGATTCGCATATTCAATATTGATATTGAAACTGCTGCAGAGAATGGATTTCCTGATATAGAATCTGCTGATCAGGAGATACTTGCTATCTCAATTAAAGATAGTTTTACTGGTAGAATCATTGTCTTTGGTGCAAGACCATATGAGACAAATGATCGCATGGTTGATTACATGCATTTTAGATCTGAAGAGAGTATGATGCATGCCTTCTTAGATTATTGGCAAACAAATTATCCTGATGTTGTTACAGGATGGAACGTACAGTTGTTTGATATGCCATACATCTGTAATCGTATTGAACGTATACTTGGTGATAAGTTTGTAAAATTATTATCACCATGGAGATTGGTATCACAACGTGAAATCTTTATTAAGGGTCGTAAACAATTTGCTGTTGATACACTTGGCATATCTACATTAGATTATCTAGAACTATACAAGAAGTTTACTTACACTAATCAAGAGTCTTATCGACTCGACCATATATGCAATGTTGAATTAGGTGAGAAGAAACTTGACCACAGTGAGTATGATACATTCAAGGAGTTCTATGAAAAAGATTGGCAAAAGTTTATTGACTACAACATCCATGACGTTCGTCTTGTTG